CGTAACTCTCTACGTAATCTATCTTCTGACAAACGAATAAATGTAGGTATTTGTGATGTTAAATCATCACGACCAAGATAATTTGCTATCTCAGTTTTTAAATCAGAATAAGAACTAAATGCCATTATACTCTACCTTGTTTTGTTCTAAAGTACCTGTTGTCTGGGTTGTTTAACCATGCCCTGAATTTCTTTTGGTCTAATACATGAAATCCACGCATGATGCCTGCTTTGTTTAAATCGTCTATTACAGTCAATGGAATGGATGCAATCTTATTGTCAAAGATGTCATCACCCCAACGACCATTGGTTGCGTTGTATTCTTTTTTGTTCTGTTCTAGTATTGAAGATACATCTTGTACCGTTTCAATGACTAATCCACCGTCTTCGGTGTTGTGTGCTACTTTGTCTCTAATATTATCTTTTTCTAATATCTTCGCCATAATAATCCTAAAAGGGTAAAGCCCTCCGAAGAGGGCTATTATCCGTATTACTCTGCAAGGTCAGCAATAATTGCGTGAGCTGCTTCGTTTTTAACTTCTAGTGTGTATTCAACTAAAAGCTGTGTTTTTTCGCTGTCACCAGTTTTCGCTAATTCGTTTGTAGCGAATGGGCGTAAGTAAGCAATAGATGCGTACTCTGGGTCAAGAACGAATGCTACTTCACCGTCATCATCAGCATCAGCAGACATGAATCTGTTAGGAACAACAGATAATGTACCGAAGTCTGATAAGTAAACATCAGCAGCACCAACGATAGTTGTAGGAGCGTTTGATGGAGCTTGATAACGCTGTTCAGCAATACCAGCAAAACCTGAAACAACTTGTTTCTGTGTTGGAGTTACCATAAGAACTGATGGGTTACCACCTTGTTCGTATGCAGATTTAACAGCAGATTTAAGCATTGCTTCTGTAAATGTAGCATCTGTACCAGAAACACGAGCTGTAGTACCGTCAGCACCTGCTGTGCCAGCACCAACATAGTTTGTTTCTAACCATGCTTGTAAAGAACCTAATTTACGAGCTGTAGAAGCATCACCTGTAACAGCAGCTTGGTTAGATAATAAGATTTTTTCCATATCTCGTTTTAGCTCTGAAGAAGCTTTTGATAACTGATATGCTTTTTCAGATTTACGACCAGCCTTATCGATAGACTCTAAAGTACCAGCGATTTGGATAGTTTTTTGTGAGATTTGAGTTCTGTTACCAACACGAGTTGTTGGAGCAAGTGTTGCAGATGTAGCATCAGCACCCTCAACTACAGCGTTAGCAGTAGAAGCATCAGCTAATGAATCTGTTTGCCACTCGTGATAAACAGCAGTTGCTTTAGTTTTACCAACAGAAGACATAAATGGTGTGTCTGTTGGAGAGATGTTGTAAATAACATCAGTAAGGTCTTCTCTATTACCTACTGACTCATATGTTTTATATGTTGCCATGATTAATTCACTTCCTTAAGATATAAAGTTTTCAAAAAGAGCTGCAGCATCTCTGGCTTTACCAGTCTGCTTTAGCTTTTGCATTTGTTTTTTGCGAATGTCTGCATTACCTTCTTTGACCTTTGTACCAGACTTTACCATCTTCGGTGCTTTAGACACCTTTTTAGTAACGGCTGGTTTAGATTTCTGAAGTTTGTCGTACATCATCGCTTTGTGTAGCATTAATACATGACGAGAGTCGTATACATTCGCTAACTCTTGGTCACTAAAACCTACACTCTTACCGTAGTTACGAATCTCATTGCGGAGTTGTTCGCCTTTGGTTGGGTCTGAAAACTCTGGTAGGACTTGTGAAAGTTTTGTTGCTTCCTGTTGAACAAATTTAGCCATTTCCTGCTGCTGTTCCGCTTGTTGCTGTTGTGCAAGGCGTTCCTGTTCAGCTCGTACTTGTGCTAACTGTTCTTTCTTTTCAGTCAGTTCTGCAACTTTGACTGCGTATCCTATTGGGTCGTTTTCCTTCATTGCGGCTAAATCTTCTGGGCTATCTTGATTACCAGTTAAAAACTGTTCAATAGCTTGTAGCCGTTGAGCATAAGTATCCCTAACTTGTTTAGCCTCTTGAATTGCTTTTTGCTCCGCTTCTACAGCTTTGCGTTGTTCAGCAACTTCTTGAGTCTTTTTCGTGTAATCCGCACCAAGTTGATAACCTTGCATCAATTCATCGAGGGTCACTTCTTTCTCTTCGCCAGCAGCTTTCACTGTAAAGCGTTGAGGTTCTTCTTCAAGTTCCTCTTCATCGTACTCGGTCTCTTCTTCACCGTCTTCAACTTCTACATCGTCTGCATCAACAACTTCATCTTCTGTAGCTTCTGCAGCTTCTTCGTAGTCCGCACTATCTTCTTGCTCTGTTTCAACAGTTTCTGGTTGTTCCGTAGATTCCTCACCTGCTGATAAGAAGCCTTCAAATTGTGCAGCAGCTTCATTCACAGTTAGTTCTCCACTACCAGTCTCTGGTGTCATGGTTTCTTCACTCATTGTATTTCCTTAATGTTCCCTTTAGGCAAGGGTTGCCATTATAGAAAAGTCTATAATATCTTCCATGCTTTATCTTTTATCTCGCTATCTTTAGCGATGGATTCAAGATAACCCATGAGTTCGTCTATCGTCTTCACTCGGACATATGCTTGTTCTCGTTCTTTCGCATCATCTTCGTTAGAGTAGATAATTCTGTTTAATTGGTTTTCTCGTAATTCTTTAACCACATCTAAAAAATCTTGTGATTGAAGGATGTTACGAATTGCTTCCTGTCTGGTCATTTGGTAGTCCATATGAAATTGGTGAACCTAATAGTCCACTTAAATATCTCCCAGCTCCATAGTTACCTTGCGGTGTCGCCATAGTCGTTGGGGTCGATAGAAATGATGTTACATTCGGTGTTGGTGCAGGTATGCTTCTTGGTGTTTGTGATAACACA